CGGTTCATATTCATGAAGTGTTGTCACTTGATAAGATCCCCAAGACGAATCTTTCTGCCATGCCAAACCTTCATTTCCAAAATCTTCTTTTGGATCTATGCTTCCCGTTTTCAACCCAATTCCTGCCACAACTGGTTTAAATGTTGAGCCAGGACACCATACTTGACGGAAACGATTATATAATAGAAACAAACTATCCAGCATTTATAGTACCTAGAGGGTTCAAATGTAGGAATAATCGAGAAATAAACGACACCCACACAAACTTAACCACTTCTATCTACTATTCAAAACCGTCTTCAATCACATCACCCGTAGAATCCAAAAGAACCGAGTTGCGGGCTTTACGATAGATGGTTTGTCCCTGAATTGTTTTACCGGAACTGTCTTTGATTGGGTTTCCGCTTGAGTCTTCGATGTTATCTAAGAACACGAACTCGTTAGGATATCCTGCGAAAGCCGTTCCGGTAATAATTGTACCATCTGCTTTGTGTGCGGTATAGCCCTTCAACAAAGCTTCTTCCGTAACAGTATCGCCGGTAAGGTCGATCAAAACTTTATTGCCGAATACGACTTTATTCGCAGCCATTTGACAAAACCTCCTTATCCGATCGTAACAGTCTTCCCTCCGGCAGAGTTGTCGGTTTCTACATACGGGATTGCCTTAACTGTAACCTGAGATAAGCAGTTGTACTCTTCATCCGGCATAATCGTCTGAGCTTCTTTGGACGGTGTTACCTCCTTGCTCTGCGGCTTCATATCTTCAGAACCAGACATAGCGCCTTCAACGCCAAGAATCGTCACACCCTCACGAATGTTAGTAGCAATAAGCTTTGCCTGTTCAGTGGCATCAATAGACACCTTACCAGAACCGTCATGATAGCCTTGCGGTACTGTATATTCTCCAGCAACCGTTGAGATGGTACCTTTAACCGCACCGTTGTTCTTCATAGTACCTGTAAGTTTACTTCCACGGGCGTGCGCAGTCTTTCCTACGAGAATCTCTGCGACAGCCGCAGTATCCTCGGAAGTATCGCTGTCGAAAGTACAGGTACCTGTGATCTTTGCACCGCTCTTATCGTGAGCAGTAATACCTTTGAGGATCTTATCTGCACTGACGGAATCGCCAGTAAGATCGATAAGGACATCCCCCCCATAAATGACTTTGTTTACATTCAGATTCGCCATAATGTTTAGTCCTCCATGACACTTTCATTATTTTTCTTTATCAGCAGTCTTGTTGTACTGGGATGTACTGATTCCAAGGATAACACCAAGGAAAGTATCAACCGCAGTGATGGTTCCGACCACCTGCTCTCCATACGGGAGACTCCAGATTCCGGCCAGTGCAAAGTATAATGTACCAGCAGCCGGAAGCAGATACATAGCAATCCACTTAAGGATGTCGTATGTCTTGTTACTCATGCTCATTGTGCTCTTCCTCCTTCTCTATAAATTTATGAATCGGGAGTTTGTCCACCTCCTGCATAATTCGCTTCGCTGAACCGTTCCCGCCCATACGTTCGTAGGGTTCGTAGAGATATACCCTCAGATTTTCATATTCATCCTGGGTTACACACCCACGGTCAATATACGACATTCCAAGATACATGATCCTGTCATGTGCCAATCCAATAAGCATCTCTGTTTTAACATCTTTTTGCTCGCTTTTCTTTTGCAAATAGGCCCACAGCCCAGAAGATGCAAGAACTGAGCTAAAGATCGTAAGTACAACCTGAAACCATGGTTCCATCGTTTCCTCCTTCTTTATGTGCAA